TTGAAGATTTACATTATAATGTAACGACTTCTGCTGTTGGTAAATTTAATGAAGTTGGTTTAAGACTTTGTGTAGAAATTGGAACACAAGAAAATCCATTATATGTGTCTGTTGATATTCGTCCACCTTGGAGAAATAATATAGATAAAGATTTTTTTGAAGATCCAACGTATTTGATAAGATTAAAATTAATAGATGAACCTTTTGCAATAGGTGTAAATTGTAATTATGCACCAAAAACAACATTATAAAGGAAAGATATGACAATAGCGTGTATATTTAGTTTTTTATTGGGTGTTTTGTGTTGCCCTTTAATAATATTCTTGAGAGCAAGAAAAGATCCAGCTTGGGATAAAAGCAATATGTTTAATATTTATAGAGTAATAGCCCATCTTGCTTCTCATCCATCAGATTTTGGTAAGATGTATTACGATAATGGTTTTAAACCATTTTGGTATATTGATGATGATGAATATTCTGAGGTAACAAAAACACGACCTAGATAAAATAAAGAAATTTTGATATAATATTTTAAATTATTTAAAGGAGATTTTAAAGTATGTTATCTACAATTGATAAAAAGTATTTTAAAATGTGTTGTCCAGATATTGGAAAAGACACAGATTTGGATATTTCGGCTAAATGTGTTGTTTGTGGAGATTCTAAAACAGGAAGAAAACACAGGTTACATTTATATGAAAAGGGTGGTCAAACATATGTAAAGTGTTTTAACTGTGATCTTAGCACTAATATGTTTGGATTTATTAAAACATATTTTCCACAATATTTTACACAATATAAAAAAGAAACCTTTTATTTAAATATTAATAATTTTAAAGAACAAAAAGAAGAAGAAAAAAATATTGTATTAGATTGGGATAATGTGTCTAATTCTGACATTGCAGAAGTTGAAACTATTACAAATCACCAAAATGTTACAAATAGTAACATTATAGAAGTTGAAAATGTTACCAATAGTAACACTTTTGAATATTTAGATCCTTCTATATTTCAGGATTTAACAATATCTACAAAAAAATATCTTAATTCAAGACATATTGATTATGATGAAAAATTTGGAAAATTTTATACTTTCGATGGAATTTTAAAAATTAAAGATAAAGAATTTGATTTAAGACATAAATTAATAATTCCTTTTTATAAAGAAAATAAAATAACTGGATTTTATTCTAGATCTATATATGAAAAACAATTTTTAACGTGTAATTTAAATGAAGGTTATAAAATCTGGAATTATTTTAATATTGATAAAGAAAAAGAAGTATATATTTTTGAAGGAATATTTGACGCAATAAGTTTTTATCACATGTTTAATATAGATAATGTTATAGCTCTTTGTTCAAAAGATATTCCACAAGAACGATTAGATGAATTAAAAAAACCGGTTTTTTGTTTAGATTCTGATAAAACAGGTATTAAAACAATGTTAAAATATGCTTTAAAATATAAAGTTCAAATTCCAGATATAAGATTTAAAGATATGAATGAATTTTTAATTAATAATGTTAAACCTTTATTAAAAATAGATACAGGATTAAGAGCTGTAGTAGAATTGAAAAAACTTTTATGATTTTAAACATAACCTAAACTTATTTTGGTATTATTATCTTAACAAAACAAATTAAAGGAGATAAAGATGCTAAACGCTTACTTAGTTTTAGTAAATAAAGATAATACAGTTCAAGTTAGAACAGTAGAAAAAGATGTTGAACCTGAGAATTTAGGTTATGAATTAGAAACTAATTATTCTAATGAAAATGATATAAGAAACATATTTAGAAGTAAAGTTTCTTTTAATAGAGTAAGAAATGGAGCCTTTGAAACTAATTTTTTAGAAAAACAAGATTTAAACTTTAAAAGTTTAAATGAATTTTATGATTCTATAGAAGATGAAGATCCTTATATATATGTATATAAAGATAACAAATGGTTTCAAACACCAAATCACTTCGATGTTGCTGAAAAAATAGGTCAAAGATTAAATCTTTATAAAATCGGTTTACTAAACTAAGGAGAATAAGATGTCATTAAATAGATCTTTCGAATTAATCGTAATATCAGTTATAATTTTTTCAATATTTAGTTTAATATATTTACACATTTAAACTTAAATTAATTTTAAAATGATATAATTATTTTACAAAACAAATTAAAGGAGAACAAAATGAGCACAAGTTGTTTAATCGCTAGACCTAGCAAAGATAATAAAAGAATAGAAGTTACAAGAATTAACTGGGATGGATATCCAACAGGCGTAGGTTTTCAATTAGAAAACTTTTTTAATACACCAGAAAAAGTCGATAAATTGTTTACTAAAAGAGAAATTAGAAGATTAACAGAAAATAATGAAATAGAATATTATATGGGTCTTTTTGATTTATCTTATTCAGATTTTTCTATTTTAATTAATAAAATAGAAGATTCTTGTGTAGATTATTGTTATTTTTTCAAAGATAAATGGTATCAAGTTCCTATAAGATTTGATCTAGAAGAAGATCCTTCATTAGAAAAAGGACATTTATATCCAATAGGAACTTGGGGATATTAATGATTATAAATATCGCTGGAGCATTTAGACATTTTAAAGAAATTCAAAAATTATATATTAATAATTTAAATTTTTTTAAAGAAAATAATATACAAGTTTATGATGGAATAAATTCTAAATGGTCTGGCGGTAGAGTAAATTTTTATTCATCAGAATTTGATATTAAAAAATTAGATTTTTATAATAATAAAAATATAGGAGTTTATTTAACATTTTCTAATTTTTTTATAGATACTTCATTAGAAGAAGAAAACATCATATTGTCTATACTCAATAAAAATTCATTAAATGGAGCAATTATATCTAATGAAGATTTTAGAATATATTTAAGAGAAAAATATCCTAATTTAAAATTATTTAAAAGTATTACTTCATTTGATTCTTTAAAATTATCTGATTACGATTTTAGTGATCTTGAAAGTAAATATGATTTCATTTGTCCTAGATTTGAGTGGGTATTTAATCCTAAATTTCATAAACTTATCAATCCATCTAAATATGAAATAATGATGAATGATACGTGTATAGAAAATTGTAAATTATGGCATAAACACTTTGAAGCAATTTCAAAATATAATATAGATAATGTTGGAGATCCTCATAAAATACAAGAATGTTGGTTAAATTTTGATTTTAATTCTAAACATAATTGTTTTAATGGTATGGATTTAAATAAAAACGAAATAAAAAAATGTTTAGAGTTGGGTTACAAATGTTTTAAAATATCTGGCAGAGAATTAAATGATGAGTATTATGACGAAATATTAAAAAATTTAAATCTTTTACAAGGATAAATAATTTAAAAGAAGGAGCACAAGATGCTAGATTATAAAATTATTCAACTTGTAAGAGATGCAGAAAATTCAGAATTTGCTAGAGAACAATTAAAAATGTTTGGATATTCAGATGAAGATATTCAAGAATTAATAGAAAAATATAATACAGAAGGATTAGAAGTTAACGAATGTTAAATGTAGATGATTTTAAACCGAAAACAGATTTAATAAATGTTGAGGTAATTGAAGAAAACACAGAAATTTCTGATAAAGCTGAAACAACAGTTCCTGAAAATTTATCAGGTATAATTGATCTTAAATTATTAGTTGAAGATTATAAAAATTTAAGAAATTTAGTTTTAGCAAATACAGCAACATCTAAAAAAGTGTTAGATTCATTAACAATAGAAATGTTTGCAAATGAAGTATGCACTCCAGAAATGGTAAGTTCTTATTCAACTTTATTAAAAACAATTAATGATTCTATGAAATTGATGACAAATTCTTATAAAGAAATTTCTGATGTTTTATTAAACATTCATAAAATTAATACAATAGATAAGCCTAAAGATGTTAAAGTAAAAAATGTTAATATTATTTCATCAGCCGAAGTTTTAGATAGATTAATGAAGGAGAATTGATGAAAAACATTATAGAATCTATGATAGAAATATTTTTAAATGGAATTGAAATATTTTTTAATTTTTTAAAGGAGATTAAATGAAAGAAAATTTAATAACAACATTTTCTGAACCAGAAAAATTTTATATAGAAGAAATTAATAATAAATATAATTCTATAATGAAAAATTTTAAAACAGGTTCTATAGAAGATCTATTAAAATCTATTTTAGAAATAAAAGTTAATGATGATTCTATTTATATTAAATTAAATAAAAATTTAATTATAGAATCAAATAATTTCATAAGTATTTCTAAAGATCAAAATATTCAATTAGCAAAGAGAATACATCTTAATCCAAGAGTTAATTAAAATATCAAAGGAGATTTATGTTAATAAAAAAATTAAATGAATCTTATTTTATATGTTTTGATTGTTCACAAAATGATTTAGAAATAATAAGTTCTAGATTAAAAATAAAAAAGGATAAGATGATTTTTTTATCTAAAAAATTTAATTTCTATAATGAAAATGAAATATATAGACATTATTGGAAAAATTTAAATAATTATATTGTAATTCCTTATCAAGCCAAAGAATTATTAAAAGATATAATACAAAATTATGATGAATTTAATGTAAAAATAGATTCTGAAGAAGTAAAAAATTATTTTAATCAAATTAAAGATTTCCAACCATTTGAAACATATGATTTTCAAAAAAAAGCCATAATTGGTGCATTAATCAATAAAAAACATTTTATTCAAGCATGCACAGGTTCAGGAAAATCGGTAATAATTTCTTTAATCGTTAAAATTTTAATACAAAAAGGCTTAAAAGGATTATTATTAGTTCCAAATGTTTCATTAGTAAATCAATTTGATAATGACATAAAATCTTATAAATTAGATATAGACAGAAGATTAATTGGTGGAGATTTTAAAGTTAAAGAATATGATAAACCTTTAACAATTTCAACATGGCAATCAGCCAGATTATTTAAAGATTCTTTAAAAGAATTAGATTTTATAATTGTTGATGAAGCGCATTCTATTGGTGGTAATGAAGTTTTTGAAATTGTTAATGAATGTTTAAATGCAGAATATAAAATTGGTTTATCAGGAACATTTCCAGATTTGCCAGAATCTAAATTATCTGCTTTAGTGTCTTTTGGATTTCCTAAAATTTATGTAAGAGCTAGAGATTTAATAGATCAAAAATTAGGAACAGAAATTATTATTAATAGATTACAATTAGAATATCCAGATATTATTAATCTAACTTATAAGGATAAAGATTCTAAAACTAACACTATTTCTAAAAATAGATTAGAATCAATAGAAGAATATTCTACACAATTAAAAAATCTTTTAAAATCTAAAGAAAGATTAAATTTTTTAACTGATTTAGCTATTAAAACAAATGGTAATACTGTTTTGTTGTTTGATAGAGTAAATTATGGATTAGAGATTTTTAATAATATATGTATTAAGAAAAAAATACCAATGCCTCAAAATGCTTATAAAAATTTAACATTTCAAATAGAAAATAAAATATTTTTTATAAATGGTCAGATAAATCCAGAACAAAGAGAACAAATAAGAAAGATGGTTCAAAATCAAGAAGATTATATTATTTGCGCTAATATTAAAATTATGAGCACAGGAATTAATATTCCTAATCTTCAGAATTTAATTTTTGGTTGTCCTATTAAAGCATATATTACTGTTACACAATCTTTAGGAAGATTAATAAGACTTCATAATTCTAAAAAAATAACAAATGTGTATGATATTGATGATAAAATTGGATTTTTTAAATATCAATATAAACACAGATTTAATAATTCTTACTTGCCTGAAGGTTATTTCATTAAAGAACACACCATAAAACTTTAAAAAAGATAAATAGATAAAAAGAGTGAAGATGTCTGATATTTTACAAAATAAACTTTATTCTGTATTAGGTGATGGTGGAAGACCCACAAAATTTAAATTAAATTTAATGCCTCCAAGACAATTAATGAATAAATATAATCTAAAATTTGAAGATTTAGATATTTTATGTCATGCTACAACACTTCCATCTTTAAGCGCTCAAATCACAGAATATAAATTTAAAGGTAGAACAATACCTTTACCAGGCATTCAAGAATATAATCAAACGTGGACATGCACTTTCTACAACCATGAAAATCATAATCTAAGACAATTAATGATAGATTGGCTTTTATCTGCACAAACACATAATTACTCTGAAAATTTGAGCTCTTTACATAAAATAGATATAGATTTATCTATGATACATTTATATCAAGTTGATTATGAATTTGATAAAGACATGGTTGTTTATACTATGGTAAATGCTTTTCCTAAAAATATTTCAGAAATAGAATTAAACTCTGAATCTTTATCTCAGATAGAATCTTTTACTGTAGAATTTGCTTATTCTTATTTTGAAATAAACAAAATTTCAGGAGTTGGATTAACTGCTAATGATATAGCTGATAAAATTCAAACAGGAATTCAAAAAATAGCAAACAATGTTTTTAAATCTGTATCAAATGCTATTAAAAATAAAGTAATTAATCCATTAACAGATACCATAGCAAATTCTAAAGTTGGTAAATTTATTGGAGAATCTTTAGAATCTTTTGAAGATTTTATCGATTCCTAAACTTTATTTGATGTGGTAAATATATAAAAAATTTGAAATTTTAGATATTTAAACTATTTTTAATTTTTAAATGATATAATAATACAAATTTTAAATAAAAAGGAGATAATGTGGATTATCAAAAACTTTTAACTCTTTCATCAGATGAAATAACAGATTATATTATGAATCTGCCAATATTTGAAATAAGAGATTTATATCAAATCGCTATAGATCAACCAGATTCAGCAACAAGAGACACAGTTTTGAATATGTGTGAATATTTTTTGGAGGATTAAAATGAGTGATTATTTTAAAACTTTAAGCCTTTTGATAGTTTTATGTATTATAATTTTCTTTATAATTTATTAAGGAGCAAAAATGAAAAATGATTTCCAGATGTTATCCGACAGGGAACACATATTAAAACGAAACGCGATGTATATTGGTTCTATTGATTTTGAAGAACAAGAAGATTTTAATTTTGATAATGATCATATAAAATATGAGAATTTCAAAATAATACCAGGACTTTGTAAAATAATAAACGAAGTTATTGATAATTCAATAGATGAAGCTATTAAAACTAATTTTAAATATGGAAATGAAATTTCTATTATTATAGAAAAGGATAAAGTTCAAGTTCAAGATAATGGTAGAGGAATTCCTGTTGTAAAACAAGGAGATTTTTACCAACCTTATTTATGTTGGGGAAGAGCAAAAGCTGGTTCCAATTTCGAAGATGACAATCATATCCAGATGGGCATGAACGGTATTGGTAGCTATTGCACAAATGTATGGTCGGAAAAATTTGTTGGAGAAACAGATGATGGAAAAAATTCATATAAAGTAACATTTAAAAATAATGCAGAAACTTTTACAGAATCTATTTCAAAATCTAAATCTCAAGGAACTACAGTTACATTTTATCCAGATTTAAAAAGATTTAATATAACAGAAATAGATGAAAATCATGTAAATTACATTTATCAAAGAATACTCTGTTTAGCAAATATTTTTGATAAAATTAAATTTAAATTTAATAAAAAATTAATAAGAGTCAAGAATTTTAAAGAATTTGCAAAATTGTTTAATGAAAATTTTGAAATATATGAAACAGATGATGTTAAGATAGCAATAATGCCAAACGATTCTGATGATTTTAAACATTTTACATATGTAAATGGTCTTAAAATAAGAGATGGCGGTATTCATGTTGATACAATTATTAAAAATGTTGTTAATATTATTAGAGATAAAATATCTAAAAAATATAAAAACATTAAGCCTGGTGATATTAGAAATAAATTAATGTTAGTTTCTTTTATAAAGAATTTTCCATCACCTAAATTTAATTCTCAAACAAAAGAAAAATTGACTAATTCAGAAGCTGAATTTAATAAATTCTCTAATATAGATTATTCTTTTGTTAATAAAATTCTTAAAAATAATGCTTTTATAGATCCAATTGTGGAAATTTATAAAATTAAAGAAGAATTTGAGAATAGAAAAGCATTAAAAGGTGTTGAAAAAGTTAAAAAGATTAAATCAGATAACTTTTTCCGTGGTGTTGGTGGAGCTAAAAATCTAATTTTAACTGAAGGTTTGAGTGCATTCGGTGGTCTTTCAAAAATTTTAGGAAATAAAGATTTTTCATATTTTACTCTTAGAGGTAAACCTTTGAATGTTTGGGAAGTGTCTCACCAAAAATTTGCAGCTAATAAAGAATTATCTGAATTGTATCAAATTATAAGAGCAGAAGAAACCGGTAAAGATTTAAATTTATTACCAGATGGTGACTTTTATGAAATAGAATTCGAAGGAAAAAGATATATTGTTAATGAAAATGATATAATTAAATTAAATAATATAGAATATAATGTAAAAAACTTAATTTAAGATTTGACAAAAATTAAATGATTTCGATGGAGTTTGTATAAATAATTAAAAAGGAATTTAATTATTGAAGAAAAACTCCATTTTGTTTATAGGTTAACTTATAAATATCCATTTGATAAAAGAAAATATTATGTTGGAAAACATTCTGGTTTAAATATGAAAGATACATATTATAAAGTTATTAAAAATAAAGATGAAACATATGGTTATTATAATGGTGAAAAATTAAATATCAGAGTAATAGGTAAATTAAGAAATAAAGATTATAATACATCTAAATAAAAATAAAAAGGAGAAAAGATGAAAATCTCAAAAATTAAAAAAATATCAGAGCAAGACTTAAAATTATATAAGTCTCAAACTAATGTTAAAAGAAATAGAGAAAGTTCTGGGTTCGATAAAATAATTGTCGGTTCAGACCAGGATTTGGACTAGCCCTTCGGGGCTAGTTACTTTTTATCATTTGGAAAAATGACGGTATACATATAAATTCGTTGCTGACGGCTTTTATAGAGAAATATTTGCCAGATTATAAAGATAGATTTTATCGTTTAAATACACCTATTAAAGCTAATAAAAAGAATGGAAAATTAACAGCTTGGGTATATGATTTAAAAGATGAACTTCCGATAAAATCAGGTGAGACACAAGTTTATTACAAAGGTCTTGGTTCTTGGAATGTTGATGACTTAGATCAAGTTATCCAAAAAGATGGTTTAGAAAAAATGTTAGTTAAGTTTAAATTTGATTCTAAAGAGATAATTGATGACTTTATGTCAAATAAAAAATCAGATGCTAGAAAAGAATATATCTTAAATAATGATTTTTCTATAGCAAAGATTTAAAATAACAGGAGATTTAATGAAAATAAAAGAATTTGAAAAATTATTTAATGATGTTAAAGAAGAATATAAAATTGATTCTGATTTAAATATCTGGGTTGGTGATAATCCTCTAAAAAGACCTTTATTATATGGCATTAAAGAAGTTGTTCCTGTTTTTCATAATAAAAAACTTCAAGGAATTAGTATAGAAATAGATACAGTGTCTATAGAAAAATATCTTAGATAATTGGTAATTTAAATGATGTATAAAATATTAATATTTTTAATATCAGTGTTAATTATATTAATAATAAATGTATTTTATTATGCTTCAAAATATGATACTATTAAAATTAATGGAATTAATATATTTTGTGAAGGTAATAAATCTTATTATTATACTAATTCAGAACCAATTGTTTCAAATATTATAATAGATGATAATAATTATTCTTTAAATTTAATAATAAGAAATTATAAAGAAGAAAAAGTTTTTATAGATAAAAATGTTTGTTTTAAATAAAGTTTAAAATTAATTTGATATAATTTTAAATAAATATATTAAAAAGGTTTAAATTATGAATTTTAATGATATATTAAATTCACAAATTAATGAATCACTAGATTTAAAACAAGATAAAAAATATTTTGATTTATTAATTAAAAGTGCTCCAAAATTATTAAAAGTTTTGGAATTTGGAGAATCATATCCGAGTGTTATTGAATTGAAAAAACAATTAAATATTATAACTTCACAAGAAGTTGTTCCATTTCTTCAAAAGACGGAATATAGTTTTAGTAATTATGAACAAGAAGTAATAGAAAAATTAACAGGAAATAGTTCAAATAATTATTTTTGTTTCTTTAATAAAACAAAATTTGATAACACAACATCAATCGAAGTCGTAAAAGACGAAATAAATAATGCCTCTAAAATAAATTTAACTGTTATAATAGAAATATGTGATTCTATTATTGGTCTCAATAAATTATTTGCATTTATTGGAAAACACATGGCAAGTGTTAAAGATATTAAAGAGTTAAAGGACTTTTATAAAGCTAGAACTAATATAGTGTATACATCAAAAACAGGCGAACAATATACGGTTGATTATAATAATAATCAATTGAATTTTTATGTAAATAGCAAACGTATATTTTATATTCATAATTATATGAATAACAAAGAAGCTTTATATGATGAAAAAACAGGACAACGTTATGAGTTAAGTCATGCTGATTTATCACTTTATAGCAAAATGATATCGTCATCAACTTTAAAACTTGTTGAAGATGTTTTAAAATTATTAAAAACTAAACTGTTTTTTAATGACGCTAAAGATATAAAATATAAAAGTGCTGTTGCTAAACAAGTTTTAATGTCAAATAACATAGATTTATTTAATTTTGATGCTAAAGATGCAAGATATATTTTTATAGAAGCAATAAAAGACACATTTAGACAAAATCATGATAGATATTTAAGTTTTAATACTCTTGACATTAAATGTGAAAAAGATAGTGATTTAAACTATGTGTTAAAAGTTAACATTATAGCAAAATTAAACCCATTTCAATAGATTTAATTAAAAATTAAACTTATTTTGATATAATTTTAAATATTAAAGGAGATATTATGAAAATACAAGAATATATTAAAAGTCCATATATAAAAATGGTTAAATTTTTGAAGAAAGATGAAATAACTTCTGATTTTTTTATCGATTCTAAATTAGAATCTGATTTGATAGAAATAATTTCTTATAATGCTTATATAGATGAATATGATGGATATAAATCTGTTACAATAAAAGCTAAGAAAGATTGTTATTTAGGTTTAAATATAGAAACTTATTCTGATTATGATTCTCATGAAGCTGACGTAGATTATCTAATCATAAAAGTTTTAGAAGTTTAAATCACCAAATATTTTTTAAAAAAGATAAATAATTTAAAATTTTAAAA